TTTTTTTTTTGATATAAGCGGCATACACCACTTACCTACTAACGCACGGGCAAATACACATAATCAGCCCACAGAAAATTTCGCAATAATTAACCAATCACATAACCAACTCTGGAGCCTTAAAGAATTTGAAATACTTAGCCTTATCCGCCCTAATCGCGGCTAAACCCCTAGCCATACCATGGAAACACCCCGACTTTCCATAATATATTTGCGCTTGCTCAGCCACCTTATCCACAAGAATACCATTGTCATAATGTCTCAAATCAGACACTAACGAAACCCAGCGCTCCTGTAAATCATCAGACTTATTCCCAATCCATAGCGGCGTACAAAGACTTTGAACTTTAGGCCATGGATCCGCGACATAATACCAACGACCATTAACCTTAAACCTAAATTCCTTGCACATGTAACGAACTGTAGCGGAAAAAAACTTCGCACTAAGATTATACATGGAACTCATGCACGCTGCAGTATCCTCCACATCCAACTGCCTCGATAACTCCATATCCATGTCATCGCCTTTGACCTCCAACATAACGATGTCACGATAATTAAGTTTCGCTGCCACAATCACAGACATCACATTAACCAGACCATTCCGCAACAACGTCTTCCATAGCCCCGAAACCCCACCGAGAACTATAGACAATATCACTCCAAACATCATCGCTCTCGCTCGCTTCACCCCATGCGTCTCAGTCCATTTATCCAGAGTCTCCTTAGACAAGCCCATTCTTCGATAAAAGGCTAACTCTGAACGAAGCGCAGGATGCTCTTGAGCTCGGTCATAACACCTGATATCACTAGCGTAAGCAAAAGTATCTGGAAACGACTTTCGCACACCCTCAAGCGAATTACACCAAGCTTCACCCTCTTCAGAACTCCACTGTGGATTTATCACAACCTCCGGACGCAAGCACTCATCCAGACACGTCTTAAACCGTCTAGTCATCGCAGAATAGAGAGCATTCGTCGAACTACTCTCAAGGTACATAATCGTCTGAGAATGATCCACCTTATGCTGCGCTCCTTCATCACGTGATGGCTTAACCTTACCTTTAGCCATCAACAACCACGAATCCAATTTGACCTCACCTGGGAGGAAAAACTCATCCAACAAACCCTTGACCTTCTTTTCAT